ATGGTTAATTTTAAAGGAAGGACGAGTAATGGTGCCTGTACTATAAACTATAGCCACAATGTGACAAGTGTTTATAGTACAGGCACCATTACTCGTCCTTCCTTTAAAATTAACCATAGCCCTTATCCCTAATTGCGAATAACGCATGGTAGAACCATCTTTTAAAGCATAGTATGATTCATTTGTTTGCTTTGACGGACATTCTGTAGCTGTTTTTTGTCTCATGTAAATCATTCCAACCATTCCAGAAGACAAACCAGAAGGATCCTTATTCGAATCTACAGCAATTCCACTATCTTCAACGACAGGCATCTCTGTTTTCTTGTGATGACCATCGTTTGTTGCGCTCTCGTCGAAATAATGGTCATCTTGTATCTCTGTCTCGATATAACTCCAGTTATTCCTAATTCCAGGCCCATTATCTTTGGCCGTTTTTGTACCATCTGGCACGCTTGCATCCCATGTCATATCTAAAACCTCTGAAGTGGTGTTTCTTGCATAAACTGATTAAATGTTCTTGATTGAATAAGACTCTTATAGTGCTTATACCTCAACTCAACAACCTGGATTCTTTGTGGATCATAACCAAAATCATACATGTAATCCAATGAAGCTCCATAAGCCACATACCGGCCCCAGTAGTTTTCTGGAATTCCTGCATTTGCTGTTTCAGCCTCTATAGTAGATGATGTCGACTCAGTAGTATAATCAGCATTTCTTGCATAACCAAATATTCTGATACGATAAGTATCATCTGGCCTATTTTTAAGAACAAATGCATCGTTATAGAACAAAACATCCTGCGGCTGTGAAGTTGTCACAGTAGTAACGTCTGTATTGAATCCCCATTTATCATAGAAAATTGATGGATCCTGATACCAATTCATCAACTGTTCATCGCAATAGGCTATAGGACCAATGTTTTCGAAAACTATCCCATTTATATCAGCTCCATCACCACTATTGAAATCATACTCCTCAGTATCGGCAATCGTATCAAACTCATAAGTTGCGAGGTTCTCAAAATTCTTCGTCTCCTGCGGCATTAGATCCCGCATAAACTCGCCTATGTAGTTCAGTAACTCGACATCGGTACTAAGAGTATCCGTTTGATTACGCCGAGCTATTACACGACGCATAATCTCTATAACTCTTGAAAATGTAAAATTCGCCATTAGTCATCCAAAACTATTTGGAATGCAAACCTAGGATCTTTATGAGAAAACACCGTCTCACTCTCCCCAGTTACAGCATTCTTATGTTGTCTATATTTAGGTATACCTAATTCTTGATATTGTTTCACTACAAGTTTTGGTAATTCATAAACTTTTCCATGATAGACTTTCTTTTCAAAGTCAATGAATTCATTTCTAAACTTCAAAGATACTGGATGGGTCATACCATCTCGCCTTAAGAATTTAACTTTTATATGCTCGTGCAAATCATCAGGAGCGGGTTTTACTGGCATACCCATTGACCTGGCTTTTTCGTTAAATGCTTTGTAGTCTTCCAATGTCTTCAGTGGAAGCTTTTTCATCTCTTGAGAAACCTTTTTTCTTCTTTTTTGTTCGGCTGTTAATGGCATGATGGCCTCCTTTTTCTATTAAATGTGATTTATAACTAATTCTATGTTATTTCAGTAATTTTTTTCCTTAACGATCTCCATAAGGAACACATCTGCTTACGCTTCATAAAAAACTCTGTCGGCATCATCGCGATTTGTGCGATTCCACCGGCCACCTGATGTATAGGTGGTAAAATCACTTGCATCTATATCTTCATGGTTATCTGGATCCTGAAGTTCAAATGTATCTGTAGTTGTGTTGTTGACCCGATATCTACCATTGTTTAACTCTACTGTTCCACCAAGCTGTGTTATCCGGACAATATTGCCATCTGATAGTCCATGTGCAGCTGATGTGACGACGGGAGGATTTGCTATCGTGACTCCCGTGATATCGCCTCTTATTTCTGTTACTCCAGACATGTTAACCTCATAATGGCGGGGACGAATCCCCGCCAATAGTTACCGTTTTATTACCAAGGCTTAATCATAAACCATTGATTATCAACATCAACCAATATCTCCCAGATCCTCGACTGAACCTGCCTTGAACATCTCAACCACATGTTCGATGTCATTTGTTAGAACTGCTGTTCCAAGTGTAACATCATATGTAACTGCGTCGTAAACGTCCCTATCGGCATCTTCTCTACTGAGTAAGTTCCATTGTCCACCAGATGTATAAGCGGTATAGTTAGTACCATCAATAGCTTCTCTTGTTTCAGGATCCTGAAGAGAGAATGTATTTGTAGCGCTATCTGCCACCCTAAATCTGCGATTATTTAATTCTACCATTCCGACCACGCCAGTAATGCGGATAATATCCCCATCACTAAGGCCATGAGCAGCATCAGTGATAACAACTGGATTTGCAGCTGTAGCGCCTGTAATGGCACCAACCGCAGATCGAGAAGTAGTTACACCAGCCGCATTAGTAGTGATAGTAATACCATTCGTTGTCTCAAAAACAAGTGAGGTATTCCCAGTTACACCATTATCTGCAACACTTCTGAATTGCAATGCATCAGCATTGGTCATGTCTCGATAGAATTCAGAACGAGAGATATTAGCCGCCGTTCCAAATGCGCTATCAATTCGTGTTACCACAATGTGATCTGGAAGAAATCCAACATCACTAATGGTATAAGCAGTAGCACCAGCAATAAGCCGGTACTTCTTTGTCATTGTTTGCCCTAGATATATATCAGACATTATTTACCTCCTTATGCCAATGTGCTTTGTAGGTTAACGCCGAAGTTGTCATCTAGGATAAGTGCTCCAAAGAAAGCTTTAAAACCCATAGTCTGGCGCTGGTTAAGATAGTCTTCTCCTTGACCAAGTTCCTTGATAATAATCTCAGCAGCCACTTCATCAATGCCTGAATGGGCATAGAAACCAGAACCGATAAATAGGTTATGGTAAGTAGCCGGAGATGTTGTAGTATCGACTCCACCTTGAGACGACAATACTATACGAGCCTCGTCTATAGCACCAAATTCAGCCTGAAGAACAGCTGTCTGTCCCGGATACTGGCTAGTTGGAATGAAAGACTCAAGAGCCTTCCAGTCAGACCTCATATCTGTGTCAGAAAGAACCCAGTAAGACTCGTCTATTGGAGCTGTTCCAAATCGATTAACACCTTCAATAACTGGAGCCATCTTCTCAGCATCATTCTGGTAAAGATAATCCAAAGCAAGCTCTGCATCATCTTGTGTTACCTCTGTTGGGGTGTTTCCGTTCACACCGTTAGAACACTGGATTATAGATGCTGTCGCCGTTAGGGTGTCTCGAGTAACTTTGTCGAGCATCCCCCACATAGCTTGATTCAGGTTGTCAGCTGTCTCAACAGCTGTATCATCCTCAACAGCAATGATTACTTTGTCACTTAATGCAACTACTTTCAGCTCTGTTACTTTTATGACCTAGTTTCCTAGGCGGGGGCGGTACTTCGACCTCCCCTCTTACGGTTTCCCGCAAGTTCAGACTATCGCTTCAGCCTCTCGGCTGCCCCAAAATTTAGTCGTTGCGGCTAGACAATTAACAACATCTTTGGTATACTTAGTCATATGACTAATACCACTCATGTCAAACATCAAACGAGCGACATTGCGTATCTTGCTGGCATAATTGACGGCGAAGGGACTTTCAATATCTATAAGTCTCGTTCCCGAAAATATGTTGCTAGAGTCTATGTCGTCAATACCCATTACCCTCTTATAGAGTGGATTTCCAAAACATTCGGCGGTCTTACTTATAGCAGAAAACACCAAAAATGGAAAACTCGTTATGAATGGGTTTATGAAAAAGCTGGAATTATTGACTTGTGTCAAATGTTGCTTCCTCACCTTAAAATCAAGAATGAACAAGCTGAAATCATGATAAAATTTAGACAGACCATCGACAAAAAGAGAAATCGTATTTCTCCCGAACTCCTCTCGCTTCGTGAATCCTTTTATCTTCAGCTCAAACATCTTAATTCTCGTTCTTGTTAATCCCTTGCCTCTGGTTACCATAGGTTTCCCATTAGGCTTCCCAAGTAATTATTCAGGGTTTTACTACGGCAAAGTTATGCTGCGATACCGTACTGCTGCAATTCAACTTCAACATCAAAGTTATATACTTGATCAAAAGCCGGTGATACCCCTTCAGTTAATACAACAGGATCAGAATCAAGGTTCTCTTGACGTCTAAACGCTAGTCGTGTTGTATTTTTTTGTGGCATCATACGAACTTGGCCAAAGTTATTAAAAATAAACCGAGGCTTCGCTCTTTTTAGGAGTCGTCGGTGAAAAAACTTGTCAACGACTGTCCCATAAGTGCTGGTTGTTGTTACGCCCATCAAAAAATCTCCTTATCTGATTTTTCGTTTTTGGCTAACCCTCCATTCATCAAGCTCCTGATCAGACATTGTCATAATCCTATCAGCTATTGATAGTTTATTAGTCTTTGCCATAGATTGTGGCGATTTAGGCGTATTAGTACGATCTATTGGCGGTGCTGCCACCGGCTTCTTTGGTTTAAACATCTCTAATACCTGCGCTGCTCGTTGCAATCTATTTGGGGCTTGGGCAATGGAATCGGCAAGCCACTTATTGCCTGGATTTTCTAAAACCTCAGGCAATTCTGTTTTTATTCTTTCAACGATATCAGGATTGTTCTCCATATATGACTCTTCTAGAATAGATCTTTTCCATTCGTTTAGAGCCTGAGCCTGTTGACCGACCGTTAGCAAATCATCGCTATTGTCTGGTTCTGGCTCTTTCTGCTGTTGCATCTGGGACATCTGCTGTTCAAGCCATCGTGCCCTTTCTTCAGCTTCTTGCCGTTTTCTTCTCTCGGCAATCTGTGCAGAAACTGGAACAAACTCCTCTTTCTTTTCTTCTTTTTCCTGCTGTGTTTCTTGTTCGAGGTTCTCTTCTGCATTAGCATGCTCAAGAACCTCATCAACAACTTCTTCAGCAGTTTCTTGTTCCTCGGCCACGGTATCCGTCATATTTATCCTTTCGCCCGTTATGCTCGGCGGCAGCTTTCCCGTGTCACGCCCGTAAGTCGGCGACACTATTTTACTTGGGTTAGAGCTCCTCGCTCTTTTGCCCTCTTAATACCTTCGACATTGAAGAATGTTTTCTTATTGTCGTCTACTGTCCAAATCCACTCTTTAAAGCCTTTTTTGTTATCTACAACAAAGACAATCTGTCTTGCCCATCGAACAGGAAGCTCATAAGAGGAATTCCATTTTCCACGAATGATTTTACTGTTAACCTTGTCGTCATTTTCATGATAAGACACAAAATAGGGCCTATCACGATACTGATTATCATTAACCACCTTTTCAAGTGATTTATTAAATTCATCAGCCATCGATTCCTTATGTTCCCGAACATAACGATCGGGTAAAATAAGATTAGAGTGTCCCTTTACCACGTCCAGACTCTCTTTTTGAATATTCCTGCTTTACCATAGATCGAGCTTTTGAAGCATCAGGTTGCACCATAATGCCACCATCAAATCCACCTCTTTCTGGCTTTGGAGCAGGATTTTTCAGCTTAACAGAGTTAACGCCGCGACCCATCCCTGGAGATTTCATGGGGCCATAGCCCTTTCCACCCATAGGATCTTTGTCGCTATAATTTCTGTTTCTGACCATTTCTAGTCTCCTATTTTTTCTTTTTCTTGATAAGAAGGCCATTTTTGCCCCCTTTCTGCTTTAAAACCCCTTTGGATTTTAAAATTGCTATCGCTCGGCTTTTTGCAACTTTTGCCGACTTCATAACCTTTTTGATTGTACTTTCTTCACGAGAATCATTATCACTATATTTCTTTTTGCTCGGCATTTGCTTCACCAGACTTCATATTTTGTTTTAGTTCCGTCATCTTCATGATTGAATCACTTTCTAAATTTACATCCGTTTCTTCCTTTTCCTGCTGAGCCTGTTCTTGCATCTGTAGCATATTAACAAATTCCATAACCTTCAGAATCTGATCTTGTTTGAGATTTTGTATCTCTGTCATAGCCTTTGCCCTATCCAAAGCAGCTGATGCCCTATTTTGTTCAGCCTCAGAGGCGCGTTCCTTAGCCAACCCAATATCTGCTACGACCCTAGCTCTTCTCTCTTGACTGAGCGCTATGTTCTGCTCTGTCTGAGAATTGATTAGCTCTTTTTGCATCTGTTCAAGTTCAGCCACCCTCTGAGCTTCTTGCTGTGCCTGCTCCTGCTGAGCCTCTATAGACTCTACAAGGTCTGACTTGCCAACTAAAGGAAGCGCTTTAAGTATCTCAGATTGAGGAACATCCACAATACCCTCGCGTTTAAGATTAACAAGCTCAAAGTAATATTGATCTTGTTGTGTTTCACTCTCAACACCTTGTTTTACAACAGCATCATATATTCCAAAGCTCTTATCATAAAACTCTTGTGACGGTTCTTCGTTGATCATTCTTTGAACTTTTTGAGGCGTATAATTCTTTTGAACAGATTCAATCAAAAGATGACCAAGCAACTTTTGACTAAAGTCGAGCTGATCGAATATCTTTCTATTAGCCCTAACACCATTTGCAGTTCTGACCTGTGCTAAACGTCCAGAAACTTGTGTATTTCCACCCTCGTCAGATCCTAAAAGTGTATCATTGACACCTGCCAGATCATTGAAAAGCTGATCAATCACCTGTGAATATTGTATTATCTCAGCAATACCAGAAGTATTAGCTTGCTGATCTTGCACATCATCCATCGAATAGCCCGGCTGAATACCAATGAGTCTACGGGTACCGGACTGTAACAATTGACGAGGGTCGTCAACAGACCCAAGCATATATTTTGTACTTCCATAGATTACCTTATCCATGATATCAAGCACTTTCATATTGCGCTTATTATATATACGCTGAGCGTCATATAAACTGCGGACAATACCCTGATATCTATAAACCATATTTTCTACAGATGGCTCGAAAAAGCAGTGAACAGGGACAAAAGGATAGCGATTCTCTAGTCCAATTGCGTCTTTTCCCGAAAACACAACCTCTCCTGACAAGAGTATGTTATACTCAACAATTTCCCTATCCTCGTCCCTTATTTCTAATGTAGCCTCTCCTGTCTGCTTTAATACATCAATGCCCATCTCTAGCTTTTGAAGTTCTTCCTTAGAAATATTGGAAATATCTCTAGCAGACCCAGACTGAATATCTACCAAAAGTTTTTTTCTTTCAGAAGATCTACGGTAATATTGATCAAATGTAATTATATTTGGATTGTTAAAATTTCTACTATAAGGTCTTAAATAAATGAACTTGTTATCGCGAACACTTGGTGCAACATTCTGTATAACTTCATCTTCAATGAATGGTAAAAGTTGACCAGCCTGGTCTCTTGTGACAAAGTCCCTAAGAATAACCCAGCTGCAATCACTAAGGTCTGGCTGCTCAGTATCTGGATCTATTACAAAACTGTTATATCCACGTCGATAGAATTTAATGTCCCCATTTATTGGGTCATTAGAAAAATCAAGATACATCCCAAAAAGACTTAGGCCAGTCTTAACAGAATCCTCAAAAGCCTGGTTCCAATGATATTGCCCCTGTCCACGATACCAAACCTGTTTTAAAACTTTACTTAGCTGATCTGCCGTCTCTTGATCGGAAGATTCTACAGGTTCAATCTCCATCGATCGGATATTGTCTCTTTGATATCCTGTAAACCAGTTGATTTTACTACGAATAAGGGGAAGTTCAATAGCCTCCCGCTTTTCTACAATAAGTTGATTAAGCTCTGCTCGCGTCCATGTATTTCCTGCATAAGCGCGTAAATCTCTGTCCATGAAGTTCCAAAGCTCGCCCCACTCCTCTTCACCACGTCTCCAGTTTTCTTCGTATTCATTCTTTATTTCAGCGAATTTGTCTTCATTCCCCATAGCAACCCCGGCATATTTATTTAATTTTATATTACCTAATTCATCTTTTATAGCAAAGACTCTTTAAATCATTCTTTGCACAGCGCTCAGCGCATCTTGATGTCTTGAATTAAAATTAGATCCTTTTGCTTTCACAAAATCTAGTGATATCGCAGCCATTCTGAAGCTGTCGGCTGCGTGAGAATGCTCGTTGTGAAGTGGTTCATGTATCCACCCAGCACCTTCCTTCCACTTCCTCTTGTATTTACTGAGATGGTCTATCCCTTGAGCGCATTTACTAGTATCCAAAAAACACCTATTGAGCAGAACCTTTGCTAGATTTATCCCAATGATGATGTCATCCCTTCTAAGCACATGAACATCTATATGCTTTTCTGTTAGCATATTTCTCACCTTATCGGCATAGCTGAGTAGTGTGACCTCGTCTCGTTTTGCTGCGTCATGTGGTAGATATATCGTCCCGTAATTGTATCGCTTCTCTTCTAGCATGAACTTAATGTAGAAGTCGTATGACTTGTTGTGATCTTCGTAGTAGTCGATGAAATAGACATTCTGGTCGTAATATTGGAAGAACCAGAGAACCGTGTAATCAAAAACACCTAGGTCAAACGCAACATATACAAAGCGTTCTGGGTCATATTTGAGAGGTATAATGCGCGAATCTTTACGGGCCCCTGCTATCTCAATGGCATAGAAGTAAGCGTCTGCGCTTGCCATGAAGGCTTCATTTTCCGTACTGGGATATTCTTGTTTGACCTTATCACCGAGGGTTCTCCATGTAGCATAATACCAGTTCTTTTGTCCTTGGGTGAGTTCTATACCTTCTTTATCGCGCAAATCAATGAAATACTGCTCAAGATGCTGTGGTATTTGTTCTCTTTTCATATGGATTCCATAGAATAGGTAGACTCGCTCCACCATGGATAAAAGTGTAGCTTGAATTCTAACGGGCTTAAATCCTCATTCCCACGAGCCATAGCCCTTTGACATAGCTCCCAAAAATACCCGTCTGACCCTTCCGCCGTTGACTCAAGAACAACTTCTGCCTTAGCCGAGAGAGTTTGAAGAGACCCGGTCATCACCTCGTTTGCCTTTTGTGGCCATCTAGCACAAATCTTACCAAATTCGCTTACAAGTAGTCCCGAGAGCGTTTCTCCACGCATCGTAGTGTCTACTCGTATGAGTGAGTTGTTGCCGAATACTAGCTGTCTAGCGCTGTCCTGCTTAACCTTTACCGCCGCCTTCAGCTCTGGATGCATGTTATCAACTGCATATCTAATGCGCCTGAATATCCCCTGCGCGCTCTCCATGCTATGGCTGATGATACCGATCGTTTGATTTGCGTTCCAGAGTGCCTTGTCAAGCATGTACAGGCACCAGAACGTTGTATTATGAGAAACGAATCCTTCAGCAATATATGTTCCAGTTGACGTCTGTAAGTCGACAATATCATTTTCCCCAATGTTTTCAATCTTTGTGATTGTGGCGCAAGCTTCCCCGCCAATTCTTGGAAGTTCTTTACCCTCCCACCAATCCCTACACAGAAACCGTGATGGCCTTGTTGTCCCAAGAAGACGAAATATTTCATCTATTCTACTTAAAACCACTTTCTTCACAGCAGTTTTGCCAAACTTTGATTTTCTTTCTGGTTTATTATCTACCTGAATTGTATAGTTATATCCTTTTGTTTTGAAATACCTCTTTAACCTATCAAACACAGGTCCTTCTACCTGGCTAATAGCCAAACATCCTCCCACCCTATTTTTTTTTGCAAGAAAGCCTTCACCATCTAACATCCCACCTATCCAACCATCTTCGTAATCGCCTGCTTCCCATGTTCCATCGCATATTCGGCGTATCTTTGTGCCGACCTTTAGCTTCTTATTACCGTTATTCCCAGTGTCTTCAACGCTTCTCCAATCATACCCAGTGTTTGTTTTTCGTGATAACCATGGATGTCTGGCGGTGCAAATTAATTGTTTTCCATTATCAAATGTGATTCTATAACATTCTTTTCTATCCCACTTGACACCCTGCACTACTCCACGCCGTAAACGTCGACCCTTTCCCCTGATACCGTGCGCATGTTCGTCTACGCTCACGATTTCATCACCTGGTTTCATGTTTCCGATTCTTTCCCAAGTCATATCTGCTTTTAAAACCAATGTGTTGGGATCTAGACAACTCCCTATCTGTCTAGCTTTAAGAACAAGGTTTCGATTGTGTTTATTGTCGAAGATATCACGCTGCTGAGCATTGAGCTTGAAAAGCTTTTTCTCACTCTCTTTCGTAATAATAAAATAGTTATTCTCTATACGATAAAGTGGATTCTCATGACAGAGAACAACATGCTCCGACAATGTTACTTTTTCGTGCTCTGTTCCAACCATGCTTTGTAATCCGATAGATCGGCAGATCCTTCTTCAAATGCTTTTCGTTTAACCTCTGCGTCAAACTCCTTTTCGCGCATTTTTTCTTCTTTTAAGAAGTAATCATATGTTGTTGCGTTTAGATCATAAGCTTTAACATGTAGTTCGTTTGCTGTAAGTTTTTTCTCTCTTCTATTTGCTAAAAACGACTTTGCTGTTTCATATGCTGAACGGAACTCCTCACTTTCTCTTGCCCATCTTGATACATAAGGGGGGGGAAATGGTGGCTCATGTTCGCAACAAAAAGCGTTTAAATTTACGCTATCTTTCTTTTTTGCCCATTCAAGTATTTTTCCTGCCATTTCTGAGTAATCCCAATCTCTAGGTCTTCCTCCAGCATTTACCATTATTTCACCACCATTAACGCCCTAACTCTTATATCGTCTGGCGTTATTTTTGCGTTTGCTAAAGTTTGTTCTATACAACCCTTAATGACTGGGTCTGTGTCCATCATCTCAAAGATATCATGAATGAGGAATTTTTGTTTATATGTGCAATCATCCCCTGTTTCTGTATCACCCTTAACTGTTACGCTAAGCTCAATCATAAAAACCTTTTTGTTATTAGATATGATCCTATGAATATAGCTATATATGTACATGTGACAGCTACTACAATGATCATATTATGAAATATAACTTTTGCATATTTTTACGACAAGAATTTCTTTTTTCTTTTTTTTCTTGCATACATGTCGCGTGTGTGATATATATATGCTATACAAACAAGGAGACAAACCATGATACTTGAGCTTTTGAGAAAAGTAGAATTTGGGCACCGAAGGTATTACCCAAGAAATAAGCTGGCAGCGGGTTTGCTTTCGATTCTTAGAAGAAAGAGTTTTACGGAAAATCAGATTGCACTATTTGCAGACATTGGTTTTTCAATTTCAATAACTGAGCCAGTAGATGATGTTTACAGCTCAAGCGAAAAAGGAGTTTAGCCATGTTAGAAGATTTATTTATAGATCACTACGAGTTAATGTGTCAAAAGATGCGTGATATTTTGAGTAAGCGCAAAGAGCTTGAGGCGGAATATAAGGAGCTTCGCGAAGATATTATTGCCAATGTTGGCGGTGACAGAATGGAGTATGGAATTAAGGTAACCAAACGAGAGCGTGCTGGTGCCATTGACTACAAACGAATGATTGAAGATGGGCTTATTGACGAGAGTTCACTTGAGTATTACAAGAAGCCAAATATTGAGGTTTGGGAAATCAGATCATATTAACAAATCAGGGGCTTATTGCCCCTTTAAAAAAGGGTATTACCATGAACAAAGACAGAATAATGCAAGAATTAGATGAAGAGAAGGTTCGAAGGGTTGTTAGGGATGAAATGGCTAGAAAGGATTTTGTTGAGAAGCATTTAGACCATGTTTGGACATTATTCCAGCATTTAGAAGATACAGACTCTGATTATTTATCAAATTCAGTTTTATTCTTTGTGGAAAATTATGATTTTGATATTAATGAATTGCCAGATAGATTGAGGGAAAAAATTGAATATGCGCTTGATAAAGAAGAGTTTGAGGCGCATGTTAATGCGGAGGATATTCTCCAAAAACATTTATTAAGTGCATTTGAACGTATAGGATTTTAAAATGTTGAACACAAAATATTATGATAAAAAAGGTAAAGAAATAACTCTGGATGAGTTTTCAGAACTTTTTACAGATCCACAATATCGAGTCCTCGGCAAAAACCAAGATGAGCATTTTTTGGTTAGC